CATCTTCACCTTGTCCGTTGAGTCTAATAACTCCGAAGCCTAATTCCCCCGAAATGGCTGTCCGAGCTTTAAGTTGCTTCAAGTACGCAAGCGGTTGAAATCCAGCGCGGGCTTTGACTTCAACATCAAACGGAACATTGACAACATCCTTACCATTACCCCTTCCCACACATGCGCCTTGCCATACAGTCGATAGGTACTGTGCGACAACACGCTCTGTGCGGAAACCTCTGTGTTTCCTTGCTTGACTAGCCATTAACAGCTTTGCACTTAGCGCATTGCCATGTGACAACGCCATTAACTGAGTCAGATGAAATGTCCTCTAAGTCTCTTATTGCTACTGGCTCATTGCACAGCTGACATGGCACGAAGGCTGACATGAGATCGACCCATTCACCATTGATCTTAATTCCAATGTTTCCCATTTACGCTCTCACTTCCTGTGGATGCCATTTACCATCGCTGCCCATGCGATACCACACAGGCGGACAGTCAGACTTAACTCCACCTGCATTCATTTGATTGCATTGATAGCCGCCCCAAGCACGACCATTCTTCTCACCTTCACGCCATCTCATGTGTCCATGCTTGCATTGTGGTGCTTCCTGTGCTTCACCTGTCCCCATGATCGCAGCTACATTCTCAATGGCTTTCTCTAATGTCTGTGGAGCATCGACCACGCCCTTATACTCATTAACAGGTGTAGTCCAGTAATCTTGATCGTCTGGTTTAACATCTTGAACTGCTGGCTTGACTGGCTTAGAAGCTACGACCTTGCTCATTTCCTCTCGGCTTGGTCTCTTTCCTTTAGGCGCATAACCTGCATTTGCAAGTGCCCTGCCGATCGCTGAAGTCTCGCAATTCTCCAGTGCTGAAGTCTGATTAACCCCACGACTAGTAACTGTTTCCTCAGCGTACCCTGTTGCCCACGCAACGCTGTCGTTAACATCCTTAAATAGATACGCCTTAACAATGTATCGAGTTGCCTCGACCACTTCAAGCTCTGTTGCAATGCGGAATGATGGATAATCCTTAATAAACTTTTCAAGTCTCACCTCGACTGGTTCGTAATCGGCTAAATTAAACATAAAGATCGTTTTCCTCTGTGGCTAGTTGCCCTGCGAGTGCGCCATACGAGCAGAGATCGATCCAGTTGTCGATGTGTTGGGCTGATTGATTAGTCCTTGCAAGTTTAACCAAGACCATGATCCCTGCCACTTGATAGTCGTGTATCGGTGTTTGTAAGTATGCTGAGAGTAGCATTGCGGTGTGTTGCAGGTTATCCGCAGGGTGACCGTATGATAACCCACGATCACGGATCGTGTCTGTGGCGGTGAGTAAGATTTCATTAGCGCGCATCTGTTGTCACTCGCTGAAATGACTTGGCTACGATTAGCCCCTCGCGCTTGCCTTCATTAAAGCCTTTTGCCCAACCGACTAAATACCATAAAGCATTAGCTGCTAAAAGCAGCACAATCATTGGCATCTCAAAGCTCATTCTTTTACCTATCTGCCCCAATGCCCTTGATTGGGTACAGACTTAGTGTGACAGAACTGACCGACTAATCAAGCACATTCTGATAACGAAATGATAACGATTTAACGGGGTCTGCCGTATGATTTGCCGGCAACTATAAATGTGCCGTCCTTCTCGATGTTTATAAGATCGACCTGCACCTTAGCCTTATTCACATAAATGATAGCGAAAGCCTGTTGCCAGTTGGCTACACCTTTAGTGTATGCCGCTTGCTTAAAGTCCATAAGATTGCCTACCTCGACACCATGTAGGACACGCCCTATGCGACCCCCAGAAGCCTCTGAGAAGGCTGAACGCCCTGCTCTGTGTGTATGACCTGAGATGACATTCTTACCATGCCTACGGGCTGCTTCTAGGGCTGATAAGCCCCCCTGTGGCTTGATGGGTGTGTGGTCACCATGAACTGCAATCCAGTTAGGTGCAATGGGCATAGGATTCTTATGGAAGGTAATGCCAAGCTCATCGAACTTCATGAACTTCTCGAAGCGAAGTTCTGGCAATGCCCCGAACGCTGGCACTTTAGCCATGATGATGTTGTACAGGCGATCTGTGTGATTACTACGGATGCAATCGGTCACGCCTAAATCCCAAAGTAACTGAACAGCCTCATTCCGATCATCATCTAGGGTCTGGGCATAAGAGCCCATGCGCCCTTCTTCCCACTTGCTGATCTGTGGAAGGTCGATCTCATCACCAATGGTGACTACTTGATCTGGCTTAAACTTGGTGATGAAGCTTGCAAGGTTACGGGTTGCAACCCTGTCATGGTACGGAACTTGTAAGTCCGAGACTACGACAATTCGCTTAATCGTCATCCTCATCTTCGTAATCGCCAAACCTTTCTGGCTCGACTGGATCTGGCAAGATCCATCTAGGGTATGAGTTAGGCTCTACGATAATGGCTAAAGACAATTCGACATCAAAGCCAGCTCTACGGAGTGCTCTGTACATCTCTTGCAAACCAATAGCCCACGCATCTAGTGCACTATAAGTGTCTAGGTCAATAACCTTTTTTCTTGCCATGATTAAATTATCGCTCTAGAAGGATGTTATAGATCTCATCGACACGCGAATGGAGTCGCTTAATCTCTGTTAGTAAATGAGTAATAACAAAGCCAGACAACCCACCAAGCGTGACTAGAGTGGCGATGTAAAGCTGGAAGAAATCTGTTTGGCTCACTTTTTAGGGCTCGCGTATCCGAATACACCTGATAGAACAGCCCATAGGACTGCGCGATAGTCAAGATCAAAGTTGCTCGATGCCCACGCTGCTAAGAATGCTCCAGCAGCAAGGATTGCAGGGTTCTTCATGTTTTTCATTATTCTCCGCCTAACATAGATACTTGAAAAAAAGCCCCATCATTATCAGCTTCTTTCTTAAAGCTGACATGCATGTGCTTAGAGTGTTTGTTAGCCCCTGTGTACTTGCGCCATTTCCAGTTAAGGATACTGGAGCAGATTCGTCCATCGTAAATGATGTAACTAATACGCTTGTCTGCTTTTGACTTGGACAAAATACGAAGCTGATCAGCAAGATCTCCCATGATGTCTGGCTTTCCGCCCTTGAATAAATCTTTGTCCACATCAATGGCACGAACCCAACCCTGCTCATCTGGATTATGATCTGACTTGCGAGCAGCGTGTCGGGTATCACCGATCCACCCATCCGATGTGCGGTCACGATCTGGGAACGAGTCATCAATCTGCTCTCGTAATTGGATCGCAGCTTTAGATAACTTGGGCTTCATCTATTGGCACAATCCATCGACAGGTTTCTTCATCGAAGCCTGTTGCGTTTTCTGGTTCTGGAGCAATAAAGGCATCACGCTCTGCATCATAGGTAAAACCTTTGCCAGCAAAGTTATACCGAATCTTTCCATTATAGGAAGTTCTAAGACACTTTTGTTTCCTGAAATCCCCATACCAAGTTTCAGTATCTAGACCTTCAATAGTTTCTGTTTCATCAATGCCTGCAATAACCTCTGTCACGATGTTATTTTCATCAAGAAATGCATAGTGTGCCATTTTTCTCCTATGCCCAACTTACATTGCCAGTGCCGGCAGTAATAGTTGCGATTGTATTTGAGCCTGATGTTGTTGTTGATCCTGTTAAACCCGCGCCAATCGTAATTGTGCCTGACGCAGTTGGAAATCTTAAAATTACAATACCTGAACCACCTGCTAGTCCAGCACCGACATACATACCACCTGCGCCACCACCCGTGTTTACAGTTCCGGCAGTTTGTCCAACTTGAACGGTACTACCAGTACCACCGCCGCCTAATCCAGCAGTGCCACCAGTGACACCACCGCCACCGCCACCGCCACCATAATAAGTAGCAGTTCCATTGATACTTGTTTGAATACCATTTCCACCATTAGCGTTTGCAGAACTACCTACTGCACCTGCACCACCACCGCCTGCTGAACGATAAGGCGATGCACCAGCCGTGCCACCTGCATAGCCTTGATTAGCTGTTCCGCTTCCACCGGCACCAAAGATGGAGTTTTGCTCACCACCGCCGCCGCCTGAACCGCCTGAACGCCCTGCTTGATTTGGATTACCACCGCCTGAACCGCCACCACCAACTGTTGTTACAGTTGAAAATTGTGATGCATTTCCATCATTTCCGCTTGTTGCTCCACCACCAGCGCCACCTGCGCCGATTGTCACTGTGTAATTTGTTGATCTATTTACTACTAATGGGCTTTCTAATGAGCCACCGCCACCTGTCGCATCAATAGTGCAGCGAAGTCCACCAGCACCACCACCTCCAGATGTACCACTACCTACTCCTGAACCACCACCGCCTGCAACGACAAGGTAATCAATGGTGAGAGTGGCTGGCAGAACAGTGGTTCCTGCAATGATTCCCACTAATGTATTTAACATTACGCAATCCCACCGACAACAATCCAAGAGTTAGCAGCCACCTTGATGCAAGCTGCTGATTTGTAACGAGCAAGCACTGGAGCAGCGGCTACCGCGCCTGCGCTGTTGATCGTAGTAGTGCCAGAAGTAACCGCATTGATAGTAGTTACTCCAGCACCCTTCATGTAAACCAGTAAGGTGGTACCGATTGGAAAATCATAAGTCGCATCCGTTGGGATGCGAAAAGTGTTAGCCGATGCATTATCCATCGTGCAGATTGAGTTAAGACCATCTGCCTTGACTGCCGTGTATGTCGTGCCAGTTTGTGCATTTACGACCATGCCTGCAAGTGAAGCATCGACAGAATCGCCAAGTGTCTCAATGGCTGTTGCACCATTCTTAACTAGGTCTGAGGAGGTCGGAACAGTCCAACCGAAATTAGGTGTAGTAGTTGCCATTAGGTTAGTGCTCCAGTCGCGTTAGTCCAGATAAGTGTACCATTCACGCCTGTCCAAGCTAGTGAGGCAGGGGTGACTGTTTCCCATTGGGTTGTTGATAGTGAGAAGTCTGTTGCTGAGATGTAGAGGGTAATTTCAGTAAAGCTCGTAGTAGCTCTCAATGCCACATTTTCAACGAAGCCATCGAACTGACCATCGAGCAAATTGCTAGGCAAGTTAGAGATAAGCACAGGCTCACCAAAAAAGACACCAATAAGATCATCTAACATCTGGCTAGGGATGTCAGGGTTATCTAAGCGGAAGGTAATCGCGCCTAATGAGCCGCGTGGATTCTTTCTAAGGTTAAGCTCTCTAGAGGCGATGTCAGTGATGTCTGCAAGGTTCTTGATGTTAGAGTCGAATGAACGCTCAAAGAGCCCGTAAGAGGCTATGGAGTCGCTGTCAGAGGTGCTGTAGGTTGATCCGTATCCTGTGGCGTATCGATAGATAAGGCTGTTACGGATGCGAGCAGTCTGAGTTGTTGAGGTGATAGAACTTGGTGTTGCATAAGACCCGTCAAGGTTAGTAAAGCCATTTGCTGCGAGATAGTTAGACCTGTGATCCGCATCGGCATAAGAGACATCTCCATCTTTTTCTTCGTACATCTGACCGAGTGCGCTGTTAGCAATCTGATCGGTTAAGCTCGAAGATTTAGCAGTAGCACTAGCTGCCAAAGCAATCATTGTGTAGAAGCCTGAGTCCACTTCACCGATGTAAGACTCTGCATTAGCCCATGTGACATCTGCTGGATAAGTTGCCCATGTGACAGTAGGTGTAACTTCCGCCCATGTCAGGTTAAGGGCTGAGCCTAGAATGGCTGCAATCTGTGCGCCATCTAAGGCTTCTGTAAGGGCTGTGTTGTAGACCGCTTTCGTCAGTTTAGCAAGCGAGCCGATGCCCAAAATCGTGCCTGTGGTGACATAGCCTGATTCCTCTGGGCTTCTGACACCGATGT